TTATATACATTACCTATATATAAATATAATGAAATGTGCGAAAATATCAAGTCGAACCAATGTTTTTTACTTTTATTTTTGAGCGAGTGATGGGACTCAAACCCACAGCCTTCTGGATGGAAGCCAGACTATCTAATCAATTGATATACACTCGCATGGTGGACTAACTTGATGATATATTCGGAATCGCCTACAATATCTAGGTTGGTATTAGTCCGTGAGCTGTTCACTTAATCGCAGCAACCTTTCTTAATCATCAGAAGAAAAGGAGAATGTAGACATGCTGATGATTAATAATTTTTTGTCTTAACAATGAAAAAGCAGTATTACTGTAGTGTCTTAACAATGGCAGAACGTCCAGTTTCTGCGCTTTCTCCCTTTCCTACACAACTATTTATCTTAATGCCTCTGCTCTCCAAATAATCTGCCACAACCCTTGCACGTCTTTCAGAGAGCTTTTGATTATAATCCTCTCTTCCGTCAGGTGATGCCGTTGCTGATACATCCACAATGGTGTCATTGCCAATTTGGTTAAGAACGAACTGAGATTCCTTTGTAAGTTCCCAACTATTCGTTGCAAACATCACAACCCAAGAGTTCTGACCACTCTTTACGGATACCACATCATTATTTGCACTTGTCTTCACCTCAACAACCTTCTCTATTACCTTTGGCTGCATCTTTTCGCATTCATCAAGTGCGCCTCTCAAACGATTAATCTCATCGTTCATCGCACCAATGTCATATGTCTTGAAGTGATGGGTTCCGTTGCTAGTCTTGAAATGATATACATAGCTTACATTAAGTGCCAATTGTGCATGGTTGTTATTGAATTGAACCTTATGACTAGGATAATTGCCAGTTAAATCCCAATACACCGCTGGCGTCAATACCAAACTATGCGCCCTCTTCTTTCCAAGATTAAATGAAAAATCAAGACCAGTCTTAGCAGTTAAATTATTAACCGATGTTGACATTGCATGAAACCAACCAAGACCAGCAATGGCACTTACCTCAAATGGACGTGGTGAACCCTTATATCCGCAGAAGATGTTGGATAGATTGAAAGCACCATTAGCACCCACATTTGTACCCTTTACAAAGGTCTTAATGTCCCCAAAGTGGTTATCGTTAAGAATTGCCAAACCCTCAAGCTGAAGTCCGAACTTTGGACTGAAGTCCTTCTGAAGCTTCAAACCGAAGTTTGTATTAAAGGGCAGTGCATCATTGAAGTCAAGTGGTGACGAAACACCAGCGGTGACACCAAGACTAATGTTGTCCAACGCATTACTATTCTCAGTAGCAATCTGTGCACTAGCACCAATTGCGGCACTAAACAGTGCCAAAATAAAAATAAACTTCTTCATAATTTTTTCTTTCTACTTACTTTTTTTTTTTAATTTTATCTCAAAATGGTAAATCACTAAGGTCTACTCCTTTTCTTAATTTCCATTTATAGTCATAATATTTAACTTTATCCCTAATCTCTATTTTAAATGTTGGGGTTCTTACATCAAAACCCTTTCTCTCAAACGTCTTGGAAACCAATTCAAATGCATCCGAACAATATGGATATGTTGTATCTATATTTATTTCCAAGAAGTCTGTGTAACTCAATTCGCACTTGTCAATTGCCTCTTGTATCGATTTTATAAAGAATAAACAATAGTTTGGAAAATCTATATCGTCCCTTGTTAATTTCTTATAGGTGTCTGCCATAACATTTGCTATTTTTATATAAAACGGATGCTTTTTTTATTATCAACATTTCAAGTGTTTTAAATAATCATTGCTGTAAGCATCCTTAAGATATGTGACGTTTCCACTTAATAGATAAAATATACATATATCTATAAATTATGGTAAAACTCTATAAAATCATTTATTTTATGTTTCATTTCCTCTTTTCCTTTTTCATCATTAATGCTATTCCAATCAACACGATAAACAATAAAGCCATTTTCAGATAAAAATTTATCTCTTATAATATCATGTTCTTTTCTATAGTTGTGTTGTTTCCCATCTATTTCTAAATCAATTTTTTTGCCATTTTTCTCAATAAGAAAATCCAAAAAGTATTTTTTAGTGGAAAAATCTTCTCGTTTATATCCTATCGAATTTTCATTCAAAACTTTTTTCCAAAATTTTTCAGGATATGATTCTATGTTTCTGCTTTGCCATCCTTTATGAACCCCATTCCTAACATTTTCTAATTGTTTATCCCTTATTTTTTTAATGAATTCTGCATCATTGTACTTACATTTGTTAGAACAATATATAGCATTTTTATCGCAAGAGAAAAATTTTTTTCCGCATATTTTGCAAATATTGTTAGGTGTTTGGTCTAAAAAATATCTTTTATGTTTTTTACCCCCTTTATTGGATATAATTTCTTTAAACATTTTAATTTCTTCTCTCCAATTTTCTCCATGATACCTTTTTAGTAAAGTTTCAGACGTTTTAGTTTTTGTCTCCTCTGAAACTGGGTCTCTTCTCACATTATTATATTTTGCCGCACAAGAACAAGAACAAAATCTATTATTTTTGTATTTTGGTATAAATTCTTTACTGCATTGCAAGCATTTAACCAACTTAATGGATTTTAAATTTTTATCTTCCACTTCAAAACTATTCACAGTAATTATTTTAGAGAACTATATATGGTTTGAAAATTGTTTTTTGTCTGGGTGAAGTGAGTCGAACACTCTTTAGTTCTTCATCCCAAATGAAGCGCCATCCCGTTAGGCGACACCCAGATTCACATCTTTTTTTATTTAAAAAATCGGAAACATTTTTCCATCTTAGCTATCACACCAATCTAGTGATGTGAGTTGGACTTGAACCAACGACCCTTAAAACCATAATTTAATGCTATACCTTTAAATCTTGCTGTGTGTTTCCTTTTTGAGCAAGCCTATGGAATCGAACCACTCTTTCCCTCGGATGAGGGCTGTGCAAACCATTACACTAAAGCCGCATTGAACTGCGTAGGGGATTCGAACCCCTGAGAGAAGCCTTAACCTCCCTATCAGAATGAAAATCTGAGGACCTCAGCCACTAGTCGAACGCAGCATTTCATTTAAACGATGCAAAGATATATAAAATATTCCTTATTTCCAAATTTTCAATGAACTTTTTTTTTTACTTTTATGTTGGACTTGAGGGACTCAAACCCCCAATCTTCAGAGCCAGAATCTGACGTGTTAACCAATTCCACCAAAGTCCAAAGTACTGACTATCGTTGAACTGCCCAACTCTCCTACTTATGATACGCACTTTCGGCGACCTTCATCAGTTGTGGATAACTATATGGTATTATTTTAACCATTATGACAGAGCATTGCTGATGTGCAATAGTCAGTTTTTTTTTAGGGTGAAAGGAGAATTTCGAAATCTCGGCCTCTTGGTCCACAGCCAAGCGCTCTTCCTCTGAGCTACAATCACCATATATAAAAGTCGGAATCTATCTTTTATATGGAAATATAGGATTCGAACCTATGATTCATCATTATCACTGATGCGTCCTAACCTCTTTGACTAATTTTCATAACAAAGCTTGCTGTTAGATTCCTTATATTGCTGCTAGGGTAGGACTCTCACCTACAATCTCTCGGTAAAATCCAAGGCTTTGTATAATTAAGCTACCTAGCAATGTGTTGTGGCGGTTAGATTTGCACTAACGAAGCCGAAGCGGAGGTTTTACGGACCCCTGGGTTTGTCTACTCCCCAACGCCACAATTTTATTTATCTTAGCTTCCCCAATCTTATTGCTTCTGCTAGATAATAGTATAATGTTTTCCATTCAATTTCAGCATCAAAGCCGAATTTGTCATCAATCCCAACGTTGAAGTATGTCTTTTCGTCGAAACAAGACAAGTCGGTATTTTTTACTTCTCTATTTAGGTTGACCATATCGAAGTTAATGCCGAACTTCTTGAGATAGGTAATGTATTTTACCACGGTATTGATATGGGTTGATGTCCACAGTATGAGTGAAATATACTTCGCATGACTCATGAGTTCCAATGTTTCCTTGGCATATGGATACCATTTATATTCCTCATTCTCATAATAGCATGCCTCGAATATTGTATCATGCAAATCAACAAGAACGTATATCTTATCCCAATTGCATTCCTCCATTCTTTTCAAAGCCTTGTCAAAACTCTTAACTATACTCATGGTTTATTCCCCCATTCACTATGCAAATATACGATTTTTTTTTCTAATAACCAAATTCTCATCAATCTTTTAACACATTTTAAGCAAAAAAGGTGAGCAATCCGTAGACTACTCACCTTTAGCTATTATATTTTGATTTTTTTCTTATTGCTATGATACAAAGTCTACCATTAACTTACGGACATACCTATTCTTCTCGGATAAGAATACCCAAGTTCGATATGATGCTCGTTATGTAGATTATATTGTTTCATATTTTTTTTAATTTGTTTTTATAATAAATATACATTTTTTTGAAAAAATCAATTAAATTGTGATGAATTGGTCACTTTTTTTATCTTAACTAGGTATTTCCTCTTTT